ACGTGTGATCCGTCAAGCCACCCATCTCGTGCCGGGTCTTCGACAACTCCATCATCGCCGGGGCATACCCCGACGTGTTGAAGGCGTAGATCGGGACGTGCGACGGAACCTGGTCACCGACGTTCCCGTACGAACCGAACGTCTGCCCATCCGTCACAATCACCACCCGATCGTGGCCAGACCACGTCGCCCGCAACGACAACGCCGTCTGAGTCCCGTGACCCACCTCCCCGACCCGCTTCGTGAACGCCTCCGTCGACCGGAGCACCCCCGAGTTCCGGCGGACCGGGAACTGGAACACACCATCAGCGAACCCGAACAGGTCCACCAACTCGCCCTTCGCCGCCAGCGACACCCCGAACAGGGCCCCCGCCACGACCGGGGCGACCTTCGACCTGGGGCTCATGCTGGTCTGCATCGACGCCGACGTGTCCACCAGCACCAGCGTCCGGCCCGGCAGTGACGGGATGTTCTGCGTCGAGTACTGCAACCCGGCCTCCAGGGCCAGGGCCCACACCGGGTGCGTCGCCTCCAGGTGAGCGGACAGGAACCGGAACGGCAACTGCCGGGAATGCTTCACCTGCTCCTCATCCGACAGGAACAGGGCCACCTTCTTTAACATCTCATCCGAGACACCGTTGTCCTGGAAGTTGCGAAGGTTCCGCAGCAGAGCCATGTAGCCCATGCCTGGGATCATCGCCTCCCACGCTTGACCGTTCATCGGCCCCGAAGACGACAGGGCCTCCCACGTCAGGCCGCCACCAGTAAGAAGGTCAGGCCGCTTCAAGATGTCGCTCAACGTCCCGGCCCGGTTGGTCGACAGGTTGTGCAGCAGCTCCCGGTTGCGGGCCAATAGCCGCAACTGCTCCGGGACCAGGGTCGGCCGGCGCCGCGAGTCGAGGATGAACTTGAATAGGTCACCCTGGCTGTCCCGGAACACAGCCGACAGCTTCGAAACCGTCGACGGCTTCGGGTGCGTCAGCTCGATCACATCAGCCATCCGGACCGCGTTACGGCCCGAGTCCCACTTGATGAACGACCGCTCCGTGTACAGCCTCAGGGCCGCGTCGCCGATGCCCCTACGGATCGGGGCCGGGATGTTCCGGCCGTACGTCTTCAGGTAGTAGGCCAACGCCTCCGCCGGCTCGTCGGCACGGTAGAGGGTCTCACCCAATACTCGGCGGGCCGGGCCCATCTCGCTCCCCGACTGACCCGCCTGTGCCAGGACTCGTGCGGCCTCAACAGCTCCGACCACAGCAGCTGTGCGGATGTTCGCTTCCTGCCGCAGCCACGGCAAGAATGCCTGAATCCAGGCAGGGTCTTCCCGTGCCGCTCGATGAACCAGCTCAACGAATCGGGTGTTCCGGTCATTGGCCTTCTCATAGAAGGTGTCCTCCCCGAAAAAGTTGGTCGTCGCCAACAGGAACAGGTCCGACTTCGCGTCCCGGGACCAGGCCGCAGCCCCCTCAAACGTGGTTGTGTCTTGTTGCAATGTCGCTATCGGCGAGACACCCAGTCGGTGGGCCTTCGCCAAGTTCCACGTCACGTGCCCGGTGGGCTTGTTCTGCTTCATGCCACAATCTCCTTCATCTCTTCGCCGTCTCCGATCAGGGCCGCCGCGAACAAGAGCGGCAAGTCCCAACCCAAGGCCTCCAGTCGCCTCAACGACGTTGAGACGGCCTTGAACCCGCGCCCGCTGGACACGGTCATGTTGACGATCTGGTCGTTGGTTTCCTGCCAGCCCCGGTCGGTGACCAGGAACGGCATCAGGTTGTACAGGACAACGACGAGGGCCGCGCCGGAGATGGTCCACCGGGCCACCTGCGGCATCATCGGGTTCACGTGGGTGTGCGCCTCGGGGCAGTGCTCGGCGCAGTTGTGTCGGATGAACATCGTCGGCATCTCGGTCGGGGCCTTCAGCTCCGGGCGGGTGCCGGTCATCTCGGACAGGGCCCGGATGATGGAGAGGTCCTTCGACTCGACGTACAGGGTGACCTGTGGTGTGACCCGGGTCTTGTTGTTCTTGAAGACGATCCGGCCCTTCATGTCGATGACGCCGGCCATCCAGCCGAGCTTCGGCATAGGTATAGACATCGGTCCTCCAGTTTTTGGGCATGAAAAACGGGGCCGGATCCCCCAGGGAAAAGGGATCCGGCCCCGTTCTGGTTTCCCTACAGACAGGGAGTTTGTACCTCACCACGCAGGTCAGATGCTGTGAGGTGTCCGGGACAGTGGCCTGCCTGTTAAGTCCCTGACGAACCATCATCTTTCGGTGGACCCTGGGTAGGGAGAGGGGCGATCAGGCCTTGCACCTGAATCTCTCTGCAAGCAGAGGTTCTGCTACTTGAACTACCGCCCCGAAGATGCCAGGCAACAAGTCGGACGAGGTGACGTTTGGTGCTCTGCCAATTGAGCTACACCGCTGGTTTTGCCAGCAGCAGTCGGACTCGAACCGACACAACCCTCTTAACAGGAGAAGTAACCCCATCCTTCGGATCTGGCATCCGAAGTTAAACCCACCAGGCAACATGGTGTCTCAGGTGTAAGGCAGCCTCTGCCACAGAGGTTTGACCCACTGTAAGGGAATCGAACCCTTCAATCTCTTTTCCATAAGAAGTAACCCGAGACGTTCGGATCTGGTGGAAAGTATTCAGTTATCAATGAGACGTTCAGTTAGATGTACTTCTGACCCACCATGCCGTGCTCGGCAAGCTTCCCGAGCTGGCGCCACCGGCGGTCGATGCTGTGGAGCGTCTCCAGTGGTGTCCCCGCATGCCGTGCCAAGAAGTCGCGGGTGATCTGGGAGTAAGGCGTCTCGCTGGTGTAAACGACGGTGGCCATCTGCACTCCTTCAGTGAACAAGAGCCAGGCTACAAGGGTGGACCAGGAACAGGGGATCAGTTTTTTTGGCAACTGAGTGAAGTAACCCGGACCTTCGGATCTGGCTGCTTGCGTAGGCCAACTATACCCATACCCAGGGGTGGGGTGTCAAGGGGCATTTCTTGTGTGTGTAGCCGAACATACGTACATTGATCCACATGGGCCGGTCCCTCGCCGAACGTGTTGCGGCACTCCCCCCCCACCTCCGGGACGAGTGGATCAACAACGTGCCCCCCGAAGCCGTCGCCGAGATGCTCCGAGGTGAATGGTGGTACGTCGCCCGCCCCGAACAAGTACCCCCACCAGGAGACTGGCTCGTCGCCCTCGCCCTCGCCGGCCGAGGCTGGGGCAAATCCCGAGCCGGCAGCGAATGGTTGACCGAACAAGTACTTAAGCATCCGTTCGACCGGTCCGGGCAACCCACCGAATGGCTCCTCATCGGCGAAACCCTCGCCGACACCCGGACCATCTGCCTCGAAGGCCCCGCCGGGATGCTCCGCGTCCTCCACCGACGCGGCATCGACTTCCGGTACAAACAGTCACCCCGACCCATGATCCTGTTCCCCGACGGGGCCAAGATCTACGCCGAAGGAGCCGACGACGCCGACGTCGGACGCGGATACAACGCCGCCGGGGCCTGGGTCGACGAGATCTGCAAATGGCCCAAGTCGTACGAGTCCTGGTACGAGGGGATCCTCCCGTCCCTACGCACCGACCTCATCAACGACCACCCCCGCTGCTTCGCCACCACCACCCCCAAGCCGATCAAGCTGCTCCAGGAGTGGATGAAACGAGACGACGGAACTGTCCACCTCATGGGTGGGGCCACGTTCGACAACGCCTCCAACCTGTCCGCCCACGTCCTGCGGGAACTGAAACTCCGCTACGCCGGAACCGCCCTCGGGCAGCAAGAGCTGTACGGGAAGATGCTCGAACTCGGGTCCGGTGGCCTGTTCAAGCGGATGAACATCATCAAAAACCGGGTCGACCTGGTCCCGGCCGACATCGTCTCCACCGTCGTCGGCTGCGACCCAAACTTGACTGGGGAAGACGCAACTTTCGGGATCGTCGTGGCCTGCCGGACCACCGACAACCACATCTACATCCTTCAAGACGCCTCCGTCTCCTACTCGGGGAGGCAGGCCGCTCTCGCAATCTGGCGGGCCGCTGCCGACTACAAGGCGGACCTGGTCGTCTACGAGGAGAACCTGGGCAAGCGGTATCTGTATGAGGTACTCCGCGACACCTACCAGGATTCGATCGACCTGGGCCTGTTCCCGAAACACACCAGCCCCCCCATGAAACCGGTACACGCGAAACATGGGAAGAAAACCCGGGCCGAACCGGTCGCATTGCGGCTGGAGCAGGGACGGGTGCACATGGTTGGAGAGTTTGAGGAACTCGAAAACGAGATGGTCATGTTTGACCCGGACACGGCCCAGGATTCACCCGACCGGATGGATGCCCTCGTACACGCCTGCCTGCACCTGATGGCCGGGGAACGCCGCCGGATGGGGGCCGGGGACCCATCGAAGTACAACCTGGGTTGGGACCAGGGCGTCTACGGAATCAGCAACCTGATCTGACGCTATCCCTTGTGACCCGTGGACACATATGCTATCGGCATGCTGATCATCGCCTTGATAGTTGGGACCCTCGCCGTCGCGCGAATAACCCGACTCCTCACCGAGGATCGGCTCACAGTCAGCTATCGGCGCTGGGTCGTCAACACGTGGGGCGAAAACTCGATGCCCGCCTACCTCGTCCACTGCCCCTGGTGCACCTCGGTTTGGGTCGCGGCCCCGATCATGCCGGCAGCTGTCCTGTACCCCAACCTGTGGGTGATCGCCGCACTCGCGATCCCGGCAGCCTCATACATCACCGGACGCTTGGAGTAGCCGTATGCGCCTGGGCAGGCAGAAGGCCGACACAGTTGCCTCACCAGCCCACGATTCGCCGCCCTCACTCGTAGCCTCAGCCGCCCGCATCCGGAACCTGGACGGGCAAGGCTGGCGTAGCTACAAGTTCGGCGACGACTCTTGGCAAACCGAGGCGTGGCGGCTCTACGACATCATCGGCGAACTGCACTTCGTCGCCGGCTGGATCGGCTCCGCCCTGTCCCGGGTCCGTCTCTACGTCGCCGAAGTCGACGCCAACGGGCGGGTACAGAAAGAAGTCACCAACAAGAAGATCGCCGGCCTCGCCGACACACTCTTCGGTGGCCCGCCGCAAAAAGCCGAGGCGATGCGGCAGCTCGGAATCAACATGACGATCGCTGGTGACGCCTACATCATCGGACGCGGGTCTGATGTCGACGACTCCGACGAATGGTTCGTCCTGTCCTGCTCCGAACTGAAACGGTACAGCCGCAGCGGCCGAGTCGAAATGACCTCCTACGAGGGCAGCCCCGAAACCCTGGACCCGGACCGGGACATCATCATCCGGGTCTGGACACCACACCCCCGTCGTGGCCTGTGGGCCGACTCCCCCACCCGGGCCGCGATGCCGATGCTGTGGGAAATCGAACGCCTCACCCGGTACGTGTTCGCCCAGATCGACAGCCGCCTGTTCTCTGCTGGCCTGTTGCCGATCCCGAAAGAGGTGTCGTTCCCCGACCAGGACGTCGACATCCCCGGTGCTGAAGGGCTCACCGAACTGTTGATGAAGGTCGGCAGCACCGGCCTGAAAGGGGAAGGGACCGCCGCCGGGATCATGCCGACGATCGTCGAGATGCCCCTGGAAGCCCTCGGCAAAATCGACCTGATCCAGTTCGGTGGCACCCTGTCCCAGCAGGCGATGGACCTCCGGTCCGAAGCCCTCCGCCGGTTCGCCCTCGCCATGGACATCGACCCGTCGATCCTGTCCGGTGCCGGCGAAGCGAACCACTGGGGTGCGTGGCAGATCATGGAAGGGCAGATCAACATCCACATCGTGCCGTTGGCGGCCCGACTGTGTGACGCCCTCACCACCGCCTACCTTCAGCCGGCCCTGAAGAAGCTGAAAGAAGACCCCGACCGGTACGTGTACTGGTACGACACCGCCCCCCTCACCGTCCGGCCGGAACGGTTGAAAGACACCCGCGAAATGTACGAGAAGGGCCTGGTCTCCAAAGCCGCCGTACTACTCTCGGGGGACTACAAGATAAGTGACGCACCTGACGACGAGGAGGACCTCCTCCGGTTCACCCGCGAGCTGATGCTCCGGGACCCGAACCTCCTCCAGATCCCGGCGCTACGAAAGGTAGCCGGCTACACAGAAGAAATTCTGCCAGCCGCGACCGTCGTGACCCCCCAAACGCCGGGACAGCCGGGGGCGGGCCCCCCGCCGCCCCCGGCACCCCCAACCGGTATCAGCGCCACCCCCGGCGGCCCGATCCCGGTAGAAACCACCGCCATCAACGCACCCGGCGGCCCGCCAGCGGCACCACCCCCGGCCATCACCGCGTCCGCGTCAACCGTCAGCACGTTCCTCCTCGCCAACGCCGCCGTACTCCGGTCCCTGGAGTTGGCCGGGAAACGGCTGCTGACGTCAGCGAACCGGGACCAGTGGCCAGACACCCCGCCGCACGAACTGCACACCAAGATCCGGGTCCGGGACGAGGTCCACGCCAAGAAACTGTTGACCGGGTCGTGGCAGCACCTGCACACCCTGGCCACCCACATCGAGTCCGGGATCGACACTGTCCAACTGGAGCAGGCCCTCGACGCCTACTGCATGACCCTCCTGTGCCGGGAGAAACCCCACCTGCCGGCCCTGCTCGGGACCTACCTTCAGATGAAGGGGTTCCTCGACGGTGAGTAGGGACGAGTCGGAGGCGAAGCTTGGAGCCGTGGTCGCCCGCGCGCTGCAACGCTGGCTCGACCGTGCCCGGAACGCTGTCATGGCCCCGTTCCATGACTTCCGGATGCAGCCCGACCCGACCAGAATCTACAGCACCCAAGAGGCCTGGAACCAGGAAGTCGACACGATCGTGACCACCATCGGCCAGATCGCCGCCGGTGCCTGGACCGAAGTACCTGACGCTCCCACCGTGTCCCGGCACGCCTTCGTCGTCGCCTACCTCGCCGACGTCCGCAACCTTCTCGTCCGGATCCCCGACGAGACCGCCAACCTCGTCTTCGCGGAGATCAACGATGGAGTCAACGCCGGAGAAGATGTGGAGCAACTGGCTGCTCGCGTTGATCGAGTACTCAGCTACACGGGGTCGGAGCGGTGGCCGGGACGGGCACGGACTATTGCCGCTACCGAAACCACCCGCGCCTACGGAGCCGCAACCATGGCTGCGGGCATGGAGCAGGCCCGAGTCACGGGGAAGGTCCTGACAAAGACGTGGCGGACCAGTCACGACGAACGGGTCCGGTCCGCACACTCAGCCGCCGACGGACAGACGGTCCCGGTGTGGATGCCGTTCCAGGTGGGTGGGGAGATGCTCCAGTTTCCGGGCGATCCTTCAGGTTCACCCGACAACGTGATCAACTGTCGGTGCGACATTGTGATCCGTAACGAAGGGGGACGGTAATGGCCGACCCGAACCCGGCCCGAGGGATGCCAGCCGCGTTGCAGCGGTACTGGCTCGCCGGGAAAGGCGCTGCGAAGATCCGGTGGCACATGCCCCACGACTTCGACCGCTGCGTCCGGAACCTGCGCAAATACTTCCCGAAAAACCCTGAAGGCTTGTGCAACATTCTGCACCAGAAAGCCGTCGGGGCACCCCCCGGGAAAGGCCACGGCCACAGCCTCACCGCGTCAATGACCGGCACCGACGACATGGCCTCCCTCGTCGCCGCCCAAATGCTTCTCGACAAGCAGCCGAAGCTTGGCAAATACCTGTGGGCCGGCCCGCTGGCCCCGATCGGCCGCCCCACCGGCGAACCGCGACGGACCCGGATCTTCGAACCCGGCGCCCTCAACCACCGGACCCTGCCCCTGCCGCTGGACTGGCGGGAGAAGACCGGCCAAGGCCACGAAGGTTCTGTCACTGTGGGCCGGATCCTCGGGATCACCTACGGCCCCGACCACGACGGGAAAGAGTATGCGTGGGGGTGGGGTGACTACCTCGACGAGGAAGACTTCCCGGCTGCCCGTAAGGCCCGCATCCTCGCCGAAGGTGGAGTCGCCGGCCCGTCCCTGGACCCGGGCGGGAAGGTTATGGTGACCGTCAACCCAGAGACCGGGTTCGAGCACATGACCCTCTACGGCATCGGGGGTGCCACCCTTGTCTCAGTTCCGGCGTTCGCGTCACTTCGGCAAACAGTGTTTAGTGACGACGGTGACTGGCCCGACGACGACCCTGACATGGCCGTCAGCCCCGACGACGACTGTGGCTGCTCGGGTTCCAGCGTCACTGGAATTCCTACCGCCAGCGTGGATGTGGTTCAAGCACCCGTTTTCGCCGTCAACACCTCCGGCTGGCGGGGTCTCCCCTTGGCTGCTCGGGATGCGGTTTTCGATAATGACGACGCGGTCAAAAGGATCGCCGCGTGGGCCAGTGTCGGAGCCGAAGGTACGAGCGTTGACAAGCTTCGACGGGCGTTCATGTGGCACGACCCTCAACTCCCACCGACTGACCCGACCTCGTACCGGCTACCAGTAGGCGACGTCATCAACGGCCGGCTGACGCTGATCTTCCACGCGATCTACGCCGCCGCCGCCCTCCTGTCCGGTGCCCACGGTGGCCTGCCCAGCATCGGCGAAACCGACCGGGCCGAGCTGCGGTCCACGATCTCGGAGATCTACCCGGAGATGGCCCGGGCATTCAACGACTCAAGCATCCGGGCCCCCTGGGACCGGTCAGCGGCAGAAGGAGTACAGCTCGCTATGGAGTTCGCCACGACCGATGAGGGCTACCCTCTCGCCCCGCCGAAGGCCTGGTTCGAGAACCCGGGCCTGGCCCGGAAGACGAAGCTGACCGTCACCGACGACGGCCGAGTGTTCGGGCACCTGGCCGCCTGGAACGAATGCCACCGTGATGTGACGATGCGGGAGTGTGTCCTGGCCCCCCACTCGGAGCAGGGGTATGCCCCGTTCCATCTGGGGACTGTTCTCACCGCTGAAGGCGACACGGTTGATGTCGGGAAGATCGTTCAGGACACCCGGCACGCCCACATTGGACTCAACTACGCCGCCGCCGCGCTGCACTACGACAACACCGGCGACGAGGTTGCCGTCGTCCGGGCCGGCGAAGACGAGTTCGGGATCTGGGTCGCCGGGTCGGTTGTGCCGGAGGCGACCAAGAAGAAGGTGGCGAAGCTGCGCCGGTCCCCACTGTCGGGTGACTGGCGCCGGGAGAAAGGTTCCCTGGAGTTGACCGCCGCGTTGGCTGTCAACGCGCCCGCGTTCCCGGTGTACGCCATGGAAGATGACGAACGTCTCGCCCTGGTCGCCGCCGGCTCCGTGTGGACCGACGACTTCTTTGTCGAAGATGAACCGGTGGCTGATGTTCTCGCCGCCTTCAACGCGGGGGAGAAAGGGTTCACCGCCCCGCCGACTGGGATCGTCGCCGTCCTGGAGGCCGCTGTCGCGGACCAGTTCGCTACCGAACGGGCGCAGCGTCTCGCGGATCTGATGGAAGACGAAGAGATCTACGCCGCCCGGGAACGCGCCGAACGGCTACAGCTGCTGTTCGCCGTCGACGCCGAGATGGCGGCCCAGCCACCAGCGGTCGCACCGGCACCGGCTGCCCCAATCCCGGCGGCGCCAGCCGCCTCGGGTGGCGGGGAGCAGATGGCGGCCCAGGCCGAGGACCCGACCGCGATCGCCATCTCGGAGCAAGCCAACGCCCGGTTCGCGACCGTCCCCGAGACTGGTGTCGAGGCCCCGGAGACAGTGCCGACCGGCCCGGCTACGCCAGCGGCACCGGCACCGGCGGCACCGGCACCAGCTGTCACACCCGCACCAGCACAGTAAGGACGACACGTGGCCGGCATCGGTGACGCATGGGGCACGCGGGAGGAACTACTCCACCCGCGTGACAAGCACGGCCGCTTCAAGTCGAAGTGGAAGATGCCGGCCGGGACCGCAGAAAAGATCCTCGGCTTCCTGGCCGCGTTCCGCCCCCGGACGTTCCAGTCTGACCAGCAGGCCGCCCAATACACCCAGAACCTGGGCGGTAAGAAACGGTTCAGTCGCGGTGAACTGGTCCGGCTGCACGCCGACTACAACCCGGCCCAGGAAGACCTCCGGGACGGGATAGCCGACGAACCGTCCACGAAAAAGTTCGTCCAGATGATGGACTCCCACGCCATCGACCTGCCCGATGACCTGATCACGTCCCGGGTTGTCGGCCCCGACGCTTTCGGCCTCACCCCACAAAACATTGACGCCGAAAACGGTGGCCTGGCCGACTTCACCGGTAAGAAGATTGCCGACCGGGGCTACTCCGCCACCAGCCTCGGCACCCCACTCGGTGGCGGCGCCGGGCAGATCACCATGACCATCGCCGTCCCGAAAGGGACCAAGGCCACCTTCACCGGCGAAGGCGGCAACGACCGGACCATGTACCTGGAGCGGGGCCAGCCCCTCCGGATCACCAAGGTCGACTCCGATGGACGCGGCGGCCACTACGTCCTGGCGGTAGCCGAAGGTCACGGCGGGGACGCCCCCGAACCGATCGGTGGTCACGTCGGTGCGGGCCGTACCGGCGACCGGGAAGCCCGCGTCCGGGACCTGTCCAACGCCGAATCCCGGCGGATGAAAGCCGAACCGGACCAGCCCGGCACCCCGGCCCCGGCTGCCGCCCCCGACAACAACGCCGCCCCGGTACCGCAGCAGGCCCTACCGGACGGAACCCAGCCACGGGTGGAACCGAACGCGGCCGAGTCGATCGGTGGCGCCCCCAGTCCCGCGACACCTGCCGCACCTGCCGCACCCGAGGCAGCGACGCCTGCTGTCCCTGGGACCGCGACCCCCGCTGTCCCCGCTGCCCCGGCCGGGCCACCGCTCGAAGACGCCGACGTGGCCAAGCTCCGTCAACGCCGCGACGCCCGGGACCGGTACCGAGCCATCGCCGACCGGGTGCCGCAAGGTAACGCTGGCGCTGAACTGGCTGAACTGGTCAACAAGAAGGCTGACAACAAGACGATTGCGACCCACATCCGGTCCTACGCCAACGGTCCTGGCATGGACGAGGTCGACAAGGATCAGCGGGAGCGGGTCAAGCACGAACTGGAGCAGGTAGCGACGGCGTTCGAACAGGACAAGCCGACCCTGGGCAAGCAGCGGATGGCGAAGTACCTGGATCAGTCCAACATCGAACTTGTCGGCGGGCCCCGTGATGGTGGGTTGACCCACCGGGAGCAGGGTGCGGGGAAGACTGTCCCGTTCGACGAAAAGTACATGGACTCGACTGGTGACATTCCAGAAGACGGCAAAGTTGAGGTGATCCGGCCAGCGGTCGTGTATCACCCCAAGGGCACGGGTGCCGGCGCCACCGACCGGGAAGTAGTCCTGGAAAAGGCTGTCGTCACCGTCCCGACAAAGAAGACCCGGGCTCCCCGGAAAGCTGCTGCCCCGAAGGCTCCGGCCAAGAAGACCGACTCCGACGATGACATCCTGTCCCGGGCCCAGAAGATCTCCGGACCCCCGAAAACCGCAGAGGATAAGGAACTCCTCCGACGGGCCTCAGAGATTTCTGAGCAACGCAACAAGGAACGAACCGACCGTCTCGGATCGGGCACCGCCACCGTCGCCGAAGCGCCCATGAAAGCATTCGGGCAGGGCCCGGACGTCCGGGCCGGGGCGAAGAAGGCGCAGAAGAAAGCCGCCCCCGACACCGGGGCCGCGCTGACCGAGATGCCCGAAGGCGACGCCGCTATCCAGGCCGCTGCCCGGAAACTGTCCGGGCCACCGAAGAACGACA